CGTTCGGCGGCGAGCTCAAAAAGGGCGGGTAGGCTCATGATGTCCTCGGTCAGAAGGGAATGTCATCTTCCAGATCGGCGAACGATCCGGCCGGCGCGCTGCGTGGCGATGACGGCGCATTCGATGCCGGCGATGGCGCTGACCCAGACGATGCGGATTCGCCAGATTGCCGACCTCCCAGCATCTGCATCCGGTCGCCGCGAATCTCCGTGGTGTATCGGTCCTGGCCGTCCTTGTCCTGCCATTTGCGGGTGCGGATCGATCCTTCGACGTAAATCTGCGATCCTTTCTTTAGGTACTGGCCGCAGACTTCGGCCAGCTTTCCGAAGAAGCTGACGCGGTGCCATTCGGTCGCCTCCTGTTTGTTGCCGTCCTTGTCCTTCCATGTGTCGGTGGTGGCGACGCTGATATTCGCCACTGCGTCACCGTTCGGCAAATACTTCAGTTCCGGATCGCGGCCCAGGTTGCCGACGATGATTGCCTTATTGACTGATGCCATGCTGTTACGCTCCTTCGGTGGTAGTGTTTTGCGTTGCCTCGTTCGCCGTCAGCGCCGTCTTTCGCGCATCCTTGGCGGCAACGATGCGGGTCAGCGCGTCCTTGTCTCGGTTGGCCTTGGCCTCTTTCTGTGCGGTGGTGAAAGCCGCTGCTAGTTCGCCCAGGGTCTGCGCCTTGTCGATGGCCGCGATCAGCGCGGTGTAGTCGATGCTGCGCAGCTTCAATTCCTCGACAACGAATTCCGACCGTTTGCTGCGCGTGGTGGTCAGCATCACCGCCAGCCGGCCACTGATTCCGGTCATGCTTGATATGCGGATGCCGCCGACCTTGACGCCGCCGAACTTCACATCAGGATCGCAGTAGAGCGTCATGCTCTGCCCGATCCACTTGCGGCCATCGTCGCCCCAGGCGGCGATCATCACGCGGCGCATCGACTTGCACGGCTTGTACGGCTGATGCCCGCCGTCGATCTCGATGCTGATCGGCTGCTCCTGCGTGTCGCCACGCTTGACGCCGACTATGCGGACGGTGATCGGGCCGGCGAGTAGGTCGTCGGCGTTGATCTGGTCGGACTTCGGGATAATGGTGTCCCGCAGGCCGGTTACGTCTGTTGGTGCGTTCATGTCGTGATCTCCAGATTTTCGATGCAGTGGTCAATGAAGCGGTTGTGCACGTCGAGTTCCTGAATGCCGCGCAGCTTGCCGGACAGGAATCGTGCGTACTTGTCTAGGTCACGCCGGTAGGTCTGGCGGCCGTACATGATCAGGTCTTCCGGTAGCGTGAATACCTGCACCGGATAGCGGCCAAGTTCGGCGGATTTCTGCACCACCAGAAACGCCATCGCGGTTTCGTGATCGAACAGGTCGACGCCGTCGCAGTACCACGGCGCCTGGACGTAGTAGCGATAATCCTCGACCGAGTAGGAGAACTTCGACAGGCTGGGCGTGGTCTTGACATCGACCAGCAGGCCGCGATCTGCGATGAACTTGTCAGGCCGGCACTTGCAATCGATGCCGGTCTGCTCGTCGGTCCAGAAGAACGACTGCTCGACCAGCCCGTTCGCCTCGATCAGCTCGCGGGCCTGCGGGTGCGCCATTACCGAGTCGCGCATCATCTGCAGCATTCGGTTCTCGGCGGCGGTCAGCACCGTCTTGCCGGCGTTGGCAGCGGCAAATTCTGCCGCCTGCGCCTTGCCGTCATTGGTGCGCAGGTTGAATTCCGGCGCGACGGCGAAACTGTTGTCGAAGCGGATCGGCTCCAGCAGCAGCGCATGGAAGGCGTCGCCGATATCGGCCGCGCTGGTCTTGTCGGTGTCGACCGGGGCATGCTTCGCCCACTCAACCAGGTGCGGATCGCGGGCGATCAGGTCGAGTGTCGATTTGCCGATGGCCTGGTGCGCGTGGTAGTCGGCGATGTCGATGTTTTCTGTGCGGAGATTGGTGCTCACGGCTGAATCCTCATCAGGTCGATGCGCCGCTCGATGTCCCATGAGCGCACCAGGCAGTCGGCGGCGAAGATCGAGTCGCCGCGCATCTGGGCGAGGTAGGCGTCGACGCGATGCACGGAGTATTCGAGGCGCAGGAACCAAAGGGCAATGGCGCGTTTCATCATCGACTCCCGTTAATCGCCCGCGCTTCGGCGGCGTCGAACAAGGCAAGCGCCTCGGCATTGACGTCGGTCAGGTCATACCCGCCCGCATGGGCTGGACACTCGCCTGAGCCGCTGCGGTGCGGGAAGCTGTAGGCGGAGCAGCGGCAGACTTCGGCGCTGCGGTTCTTGATGGCGCGCAGGGCGGATTGCTTGGCGGCGACCTTTGCTAGGGTTTGCGCGGCCTCGGCGCGGGTGAGGGCGACGGCTAGATCGAAGTAGCTCACAGCAGCAGCATCCAAACGACTCCACCAAGGGCCAGACAGCAGGCCGTGGTGATAACGAAGAATCCGAAGTCGGTGATCAGGTCGCTGTAGCCGGCGCTGTCTTGCTTTTCGGTGTTGTCCCACATGATCACTGCCCTCCGTTTGCGTTGTCGTTGGATGCAGTATCAGGCAAACCTTACGAAAAAGCAACAGGTATACCTTCAATTATTTTTATAGGTCAGCAACGGAAGCGCAGTTATACCTTATGGTTCAGACGAGCAAAATCGGGGTGGGGTGGGGGTAATTAAACCAAGGACTTAGCAGCAGCCAGCAATGCGGCCTGGTGTTCCGGTGACAGCGACTTAAACACTTTGATGAACTCCTGCTCGGTTGCGGCCGGCAGCGTCGAGGTTCCGGGCGACCCTCTGCCGTGCATGATCCACTCCGGACCGCGCTCCGTTCGCAACCAGCGTATTCGATCGCCGATTGTCACTAGTTTTGGTGCGGTCATTATGCCCTCCTTCCCCCGCTCTTGCGAATGCTTACCTTATCTTTTCGCATATAAGGCATGGCTGCTATATGCCAATAGTTAAAAAATATCTTGACCAGACCATCAGGTATGCCTTACGATGTGAAATATGAAACCCATCGACCTCCTCAATCACTTTGGAAATCAGGCCGCCATCGCACGGTTTTTCAATGTTTCCCCGATGTCCGTCAGCGAATGGTTCAAGAACGACGAGATCCCTATGGGCCGCCAATACGAGGCCCAAGTCAGGACTGCTGGCGTGTTGTATGTGAAGCCGGAAACCAAGCCGAGGGCCGCTTAATGCCTTCTCCGGTCGCCCCTGTTGTACCAGGCCACGAAACCGGAAATGACCGATAAAAACAGTCAGGCTTTGGCCGATTACGTCGCCAAAGCCGCCACCGAGTACGCCGCCGAGTTCCGCATCCCGCTTGACGAGGTGCGCGAGTGGTATCGCAACGCCAGCGACAAGCCCGGCCTGGTCGAGTACATGGTGAAACAGGTGCAGGTCGAGCGCATGTGGCGGCAACAGATCGCCGACGAGTATCACGCTCGGCAACGTGCCGCCGAGACTCCGGAGACCCCATGCGCGGCCGTCTGATAACCATCCAGTGCGCCGGATGCGGCCTGCCGTTCTCCACGTCAGACCATTCCATGCGCTATCACAGCCGGTCCTGCGCCGCCAAGGCATGCGCCCGTGCCAATCCTGAAGCCCGCGCCGAACAGCTGCGAATTGCAAGAGAAGCCCGCAAGCCGCGCCCACCGAAACCCGATCTGTCGGTGTTCGACGTTCCGGTATTCCGTGCACCGCCGCCGCCGGCTGTCGAGAAACCTGCCGAACTTCCCGCCATCCCGTTGATCGACTACGCCAGCCGCGTGATGCTGGGCTGGGCGGGGGTGCGACTGTGAGGGCGGCAACCAAGACCCTCAAACAGACCCGCCGCGAAAACGACCAGGCGCTGAACTTCTACGCGGCCAGTTTCGGCAAGGGACCAACGTTTCCGGTCGAACCCCTACCCGAGGCTGCGCCTAAGCGCCGCCCGTCACGCGGTCCCGAGGCCGACGTACTCGCCGCCGTTCTCAAGGCGCTATCCCTTCATCCTGCGGTGGCCTGGGTGCGGCGAATCAATACCGGAGCGTTCGAGGTCGGAACCGGCCCGGCTCGGCGATTTGTCCGGTTCGGGTTCCCCGGCTGCTCGGACGTGCTTGGACAGATGAAGGATGGCCGCCTGCTGGCCGTCGAGTGCAAATCCGCCGTGGGCAAGCTGTCGCCCGAGCAGCAGCGGTTCATCGAGGTGGTGCGCGAAAACGGCGGCGTGGCCGGCATGGCTCGGTCGGTGGATGACGCTCTGCTGATCATCAAATACGGCCTGATGCGCGCCGAGCCTGTATCCCCATGAGACCCGAACCCATGACCCGCAAACCAGCGCGGCAACTCGCCGCAGTCCCTATTATCGACACGCAGGCACCGCCCTACAGCCAGGAGGCCGAGCAGGCCATGATCGGTGTCCTGCTGCAAATGCCCGAGCGTCTGCCCGAGGTCGCCACGCTGGTACGCGCCTCCGACCTGTACCTGGACAGTCACCGCAGGATCTTCCGGCACATCACCGAGATGGCCGAGGCTGGCGAGCACATCGACGCGCTGACGGTTTCCGACCGCATCCAGCAGTTCAACGAGGACGACCAGACCGGCGGGCTGGCCTACGTCGCCGAACTGGCGAACGCTGCGTTGCCATCGGCCAAGATCGACGCCTATGCCAGGATGATCTCCGACCGGGCGAACCGCCGCAAGCTGCTGGCGAGTCTGGCCGAGATCGAGCAGATCGCCCGTTCCGCCGGCAGCGGATCCGCCCATGAGCGCATAGCGGCCGCAGCCCGACTGCTGACCGACCTGTCCGAGGACGTCGGCGGCGCACCTGTGGCGGAATCACAACTCGACGTGACGCCGGCCTCTGTTCTGGATTCGTCGCAGGTGATGGCCGACGAACTGGTGGAGGACGTGTTGACGCTGCACGGTGTCTCAGTGGTCTATGGCGCCAGCAACAGCGGGAAAACCTTCTTCGCCATCGACATGGCCGGCGCCATCGCGCAGGGCATCCGCTGGAACGAGAAGAACACCCGCAAGACCGCCGTGCTCTACCTGGCCACCGAATCCCCCAGCAGCGTCCGTAACCGCCTGTCTGCCTACATGGCGCACCACAGCCTCGACATGCTCGATGTGTTCGTGGCGGCGAAGCCCATCAACTTGTTCGAGTCCGACGCCGATGTGTCCCGCGTGTCCGATGAAATCGCTTACATCCAGCGCACCTACGACGTGCGGGTCGGCCTGATCATTGGCGACACGATGGCCCGGATCGCGGCTGGCGCCAACGAGAACGCAGGCGAGGACATGGGTGTCGTGATGTCAAACGCCGACAAGATGTGCCGCGCCACCGGCTGCGCCTTCATGTGGATACACCACAGCGGGAAGGACGAGGCCAAGGGCGCCAGGGGATGGTCCGGCATCCGCGCCCACATCGACACCGAGATCGAGATCAAGGACGCCGACGATGAAGGCGTTCATAGCGCCGAGATCACGAAACAGCGCGATCTGGCCGGGAAGGGGACGCGCTACGGGTTCCGGTTGGCCGTGAAGCGTATTGGGATAAACGCCTGGGGGAATGTGCGGACGACTTGCGTTGTGACGCCTGAGACCGCGCCCGAGAAGTCCAGAGGGGGCCGTCCGAACGAGGGAGAGGCGGCTGTGATGGTGTTCCTGCGTGATAAGGGGTCCGGTGCTCGCGCTTCAGACATCGTTGATGGGTTGGATGGGGTGCTGTCCAGGGCATCGACCTATCGCGCAATTCGTGGGCTGAAAGACGCCGGGAAGCTGGCTTGCGTTGCGGGGATATATGCGATCAATGGCTGATAGTCTCAATTCGTCTCATATGGTCTCAAAACTGGTTATGAGACCTAGCGGAGACGTCGACCGAAGTAGTCTCAAACTAGGTCTCATAACCCCCCCGTATACGGGGGTTATGAGACTTGAGACTGCGACGGTCTCGACCATGCGAAACGGGGGTGGTTTTTGCTGCCTGCTGTCTCAGGGGGTTATGAGACTAAATCGCCGTTTTTGCTGTGGTGCAGCATGACCGACCACACCCTCGGGGATCGTGGGATGAAGCGCCCGACGCTAACGGCTCGCGCGCGCACACGTTTTCACTCGCCGTGGCTGATTCGCCGGCCCGATCCGATCGACTGGTTCCGCCTGCTGGCCGATCTGCAGGGCTTCGGATGGAGCAATGCCGACGTTGCCCGCTCCTTGAACGTCCCGCCCTCGACGCTGGCCCGGTGGAAGGACGGCGCCGAGCCGGGGTTCGAGTGCGGCCGCTGCCTGGTGATCCTGCACGCCAAGGTCTGCACGCCTGCCACCCCATGAAATACGCTTTAGCGAATCCCTAGCCAGTCCCCTGCGGGTAAAACGCTTTCCATCATCCACCGATGGAGCGCCCGCATGTCTTACGCAGTCCAGATCCCCGGCGAGACCGCCGATACCGAACACGACATCGACGCCACGCTGGCCGCTGCTGCTGCCGGCAAGACGCACCGCGTCAAGAAGCACCGCGACGCGCCGCCCGCTCCGACCGTCGATGATCCGCTGCGCCCCGCTGGTGTCGGCATCAACTCAAAAACCGAGATGTCTTACGCCGACGCCGTGGCTTCCCACGCCGAGGCCATCAAGGCCGGCAGGCAGCCGAAGCCGATCCTGACGCCCGAGGGCTGGCTATGCGCCCCCGAGCTCCCGAATTCCACGCATCGCAAACCCATCGTGAGGGGCTGACCATGTGCGGAGGCGGCGGTATTTTCGGCAGTCTATTTGGTGGCGGCAATGATTCCCCTTCGGCGCCGCCGCCGGTAGTTCAACCATCACCCATTGCCGACCAGGCCAAGGCCGACGCCGATGCCGCAGGCAAGTCGGCCCAAGCCAAGACGCAGCGCAAGCGCATGGCTCGCGCCTCGTCCCTGCTGGCGACCGGCGGGGGCGGTGATCTGTCGAGCCCGGTAACGGGCCTGCCGTCAGCGCAGAGCAAGCCGACCCTCGGGGCGTAATCCGTGGCCGCTGATACCGCCGCCCTGCTGCGCCGCCTGGGTGCGCTGAAGTCGAAGCGCACCGTCGTAGAGCAGGAGTGGCGCAAGTGCTACGAGATGTCCATGCCCATGCGTGGCGCCCTACTGGCTACGCAAGGGGCGGGTGGTCAGGATGGCAACCTGTCCGAGGGCGCGAACAAGAAGGCCGAACTGCTTGATAGCACGGCAACCGATGGCGTGCGTATCCTAGCGTCCGCCCTGATGTCCGGCCTCACCCCGGCAAACTCTCGCTGGTTCGGCCTCGATGTCGAGAACACCGACGAGGCCAGCGAGGACGGCGCCAGCAAGTGGCTGGACGATGTGGGCGAGTCGATGTGGGAACATATCCACGGCGCGAACTTCGACGCTACCGGATTCGATTGCGCCCTGGACATGTCGATCGCCGGCATGTTCGCGCTGTTCGTCGGCGAGAACGAGACCGGCCTGCAGTTCGAGCAGTGGCCGCTGGCATCGTGCTACTTCGGCGCATCGAAGCGCGGGGGGGTGATCGACACCGTGTTCCGCGAACTGCACTTGTCCGCCGAGCAGGCCGTCGCGGAGTACGGCAGCAACATGGTCAGCGAGAAGACCCGCGAACTGGCGAGCTCAAAGCCGGACGAGCAGATCGCCATCATCTGGGCCATCTACCCGCGCAAGGACGCCAAGGGCAACCAGGCGCAGAACATGCCTGTCGCCTCCTGCCACTTCGAGCGTGACAGCAAGACCATCCTGCGCGAGTCCGGCTATCACGAAATGCCGGTCGTGGTGCCGCGCTGGCAGGTGCTGCCCGATTCGGTCTATGCGCTCGGGCCGATGCACGACGCGCTGCCGGACGCCAAGACGCTGAACGAGGTTGTCCGCTACGTCCTGGCCAATGCCGACATGGCAATCGCCGGCATGTGGATCGCCGAGGACGATGGCGTCCTGAACCCGAAGACGATCCGCATCGGACCGCGCAAGGTAATCGTGGCGAACAGCGTCGACAGCATGAAGGCGCTGCAGCCATCGAGCAAATTCGACGTCGCCGTGCTTGAGATAGAGCGCCTGCAGCGCGGCATCCGCAAAGTGCTGATGGCCGACCAGCTTACGCCGCAGGATGGCCCGGCCATCACCGCGACCGAGGTCAATGTCCGCGTCGAACTGATCCGCCAGCAGCTTGGCCCGATGTACGGCCGGATGCAGAGCGAGTATTTGCAGCCGCTGGTCGAGCGCGTGTTCGGCCTGATGTACCGAGACGGCGCGTTCGGCAATGCTCCGCAGGAACTGGTCAACAAGAACTTCCGCGTCCAGTACCGCAGCCCCATCGCCCGCAGCCAGAAGGCCGTTGATGTGTCGGCGATGGATCGCTACGAGGCGGCGCTGGTGCAGGAAGTGGCCGGCACCGGGAACACGGCGCTGCTCGACAACTACGGATGGGACAAGGCGACGCGCAAGCGTGCCGAACTTCTTGGCGTGCCTGCCGAGTTGATGGTCGATCAAGTCGAGATCGACGCCACCAGGGAGCAGCGCGCCCAGCAGCAGAAGGCCCAGCAGTCGCAGCAGATGCTGGCAAGCGTGGTGCGCGACCAGAAGGGGAACATTTCCGGCCTGGCCGCACCGGCTGGCGCATGACCGAGCGCGACGCATGACCCCCACCCGAACTGAAGGGGCCGGCTAATGGCTTATATCGTCCCTGGAAGCGTAATAAAGACGCCAGCCGGTGCAACTGGGATGACGGCGCAGATTGCTCCTTGGCTTACCGGCGATCACACGTTTATTTTCGTATCGAGTAATGCGACAGGTGTCACTACTCCGTCCGGCTATACCATCATCGGCAGCTATTCCAGAACGACCAACATCGGCGGAATTTGGTACGCGAAGAAGCATACAACGGATAGTTCTAGCGGAGGAAGCATTGCGCTGACGATTGCCAGCGGTGCTGCAACGATTTCCACTATGAATGTGCGGGATGTCGATGCCAGTTGGCTTGCTGGTACGCTTACCTCTGCGGTTGATTACTACACGCGAGGCACGACTACTGCGCTAACCTTTTCCTGCAATGCCGCTGACCTTGTTACTGGGTCGGATGATTGCCTGCTGCTGGTGGGGGGCGCGTGGAACGCAAGCAACGGACAGGCGCGGTGTTCCACCAATGACCTCACATCGCTAACGCTTGAGTCAAATTCAAGCAGTGTCGGGATGTTCACTGGCTTCCGGCAGTTGGGCGCAGCATCGTCAAACTCTCCGGCTATCACCGCATACAAGGATATTACGGGCAATTCTCAAATGTGCCTTGTGGCGGTAAAGAGCGCGGCAGGCGGCGCAAGGTCACCGGTCTGCAAGCCGAATTTCACGGAACTTGAGTGGTACGGGGGTTTTGGGAAGAACAACTCCGGAATGAACCCTACCTGGCTTTCAAGTCCTAGCACGGACCTGCCTACAGGAACATGGGGAACGCCTGCAGTTGCGATCAATGCAACGCTATTGACTGCAACCGGAACCGCGACGGTAGGTGCTTCGCCGTGGGGTACGTTCTCGACGCTGCTCAGTACGTTGAACACCGCAGGGGCGTGGGCTGCGGCCTATCATGCAAGCCCTGTGGCAGACCTTACCGACAAGATTCTGACGGTAAGCATTGGAACCGTGTCCGGCTCTGCTGTGGCGACCATTGGAAGCGAGGGCTTTATCCTTATGCTTCTGACGGATCAGAATAACTGGGTCGCGTATCAGGTACTTCATAAAAATCTATTCGTGTCGAATGGATTGTTTACTGTAACCATCAATCTAGGCTCCGCCACGGAATACGCCAGCGATGGGGCTATCACATGGTCGTCCATCGCGCACATTGCATGGATAGTCCACCGGATTGGAAGTGCGGCGACGTCGACCGGCATGTATATCCGCGACCTGCTGATTTACGGAAGCGCTGAAATACTCGGCGGCGGGTCAAATTATCCGGCGACGTACAAGGCTGTTTCCGGCGACGTACAAGGCTGTTTCCGATTGCATGGAATCATGGGGTTCTTACGGACTTACGGCAAGGCTAGGCACATTTGTCCAGACCAAGGGTAGCGTGCAGGTAGGCAACGGAACGGACGCTACATATTTTGACGGGAATGCCTGCGGACTTACCACTCCGGAGGCTTATGACGGTGTAAATCAAAACTCATGGCGCGTTGTGCCAAATGCGGTCACTATCGGAGTCAAGGCTAAAAGTACCGATACGGTAAAGATGCGCTCAGGCGTTATTGCTACCGCTGAACAGCAGAATCTAACCTTTGATGCTGCCGGAAGTTCGTCGGCAAGCTATGACTTCGGCGGCGAGTCCTTTGTCAATCTGCTGCCTACATTGCTATCTGGAATAACGTATTCCAATTGCACGTTTTCACGGTGCGGAACGGTATCTGCAACGGGCGCGAATCTGACATCGGTCACGATCAACAATCCGGCTACGACTGGCGCGGCTCTGTCATTTGATACATCTGGGGCGACTGTCGACAGTTCAACGATAGACGTAACCGGCACTAGCGCGGCGTATCACCTCGAACTCGGCACCGCAGTAACAGCCATCACGCTGACGGATGTCACCTTCACCGGAACGCCTGGAACTGACAAGGTTCATGTCTTAAAGACTACCGGCACGGTCACAATCACAATCAGCGGCACGACATCGCTTGTAGCGGGGGATGTAACGAGCGCAGGGTCGACGGTGGTCATTGCTGCGCCGAGTCCGACGCTAGACGCGACGGTGCTGGCAAATACCCGCGCCGTGCTTTACAACCGAACGGCCGACGCTGAGATCAGCAATACGCTAGTAGCCGGCACAAGCTGGACGCACACGGTTACCAGCGGCGCATCGTCCGGCGACGTGCTCGACCTCTACACCTTCAAGGAAGGCTACCAGGAGTCGGTTGCCACGATCATCTACAGTGGGGCTGATGCGACTTTCGCCGTGCAGCAGGCCGTTGATGATGCAGTCGACTACTACCGCACCGCCGAGTCGATTACCGACTACACCACGCTGACCGAGTTCAACTTCTACGCGCCTGACATCTACATCCAGTCCGACGACGCAGACGGCGAGAACACCCTAAAGCGTCTGCTCATCTTCTACAACGGAGTGCTGACAACCGAAGACGGAGCCCGGTACATGCGCGGCGGGGTGACTTTCCGTAGCGCCTTCGACGTGGTTATCAATCGTTCTATTACAGCGATGGCCGTCGATAACGTGTCGGCCACTCACGGACTGCACTTCACGGACGAAAATGTGATCCGCGTCACCACCGACGACGGTACAAGCTGGATCGCGCCGCCGAGTGCGCCTGGGTCGATCCGGTATGCCTTCGGTGTGTCGCCCGGGCAGATCGAGACCGGCGTAAGCGGACTGACCGGGCCGGAGTCGGCGCAGTTGATGGCGCTGCCGAGTGCGTCGGC